ACGCGAAGAGAGCGATGCCGATCGAGAGCAATTTGTACGCGGTGTACTTGGCTTAGACAAATTTCATGCTGGCTCAATGGTAGCCGGATGGATTGCAGGAAGTCTAACTGCTAAAGTAATCGCGGGCCGTAAGTGAAGCTATCAGACCTTATACTCAACTCCGTATCTGGGGCAGAAGCGCAGGATTCTTTTATTACTACTCAGCGCCTTAAAACTTGGTGCCGTATGAACAAATGGCCTGAAGCTGTAGTAAGTCAGATGTCTATCGTCCACAAAGACGGTGAGTACAAGATCTACTACCCACCACACCTTTCAGCTCAAGTCAACTTTTTAGAGTATGGGGATCAAGATACCCCTCCATCTGCTGTGCTTAGAAACTTTTTAACTAACTTTATAGATCAAGATAGCTTTGCTACAGGCATGTCAAAGAGCCTGAGATTGCAGGGTCTCATCTAATGCCTATTATTCTTAATGAAGATAAAGCCCTAAAGACGGCTATGCAAGGCATTACCGTTTCTGATAGTGGAAATGCTGTACGCCCAGTAGGGGTTTGGTATGGACAGCCTGATATGGAAATTAGAGATCAGGTATATCCATATATCACTCTTGACTTTATTGGTTACTCAGAAGACTTTGAACGAGCTCACCGTGGAACTATAAGTATGCCTTACTACCCAGAAGGTGTTGATACTGGAACAGTAGGCTCAGACGGTGCCGGAGCAAAACAATATGTAACTGAATTTCCTATTCCAGTAAATCTTGATTATCAAATTACAACCTATGCACGTCAGCCTAGACATGACCGTGCAATTATGGCAGCAATGCTATCTGGTCATCGCATCCCATTGCGCTTTGGCCGCCTTATTGTTCCAGAAGACAAAACGCTTAGACGTGTTGAATTTCTGGGAATGTCAAAGAAAGATACTACTGATCAAAACGGTAAAAGACTATTTTCTAATGTGTACAACATACGCATTAGTGCTGAAATCTTGCCTACTGCTATTGCTCAGAAGTACCCAGTACAAACACCTCCTCTAATATCGTTCACTAGCCAAGACGTCCCGTTTGAAACATTTGATATATAAATAGGCACCCCGAGAAAACAAATCAACCCTAAGGAGTAAAGAATGGCAAGTTACAGCAGACCAGGAGTCTTCATCAATGAAGTACCTCTGCCACAACTAGTTGCGCTAGCAGATAACGGACAGGCTCGTGGAGCGTTCCTCGGTGCATTTGCACAAGGACCTACAGCAGAACCAGTTCTAATTCAAAGCTGGTACGACTTTGGAAAAACTTTTGGAAGCCTTTCAGATAGCTACCAAGCTACCTGGGCAATCTATTCGTTTTTTGCAAATGGCGGACGCAGTGCATATATCAAGCGTGTTACAGGTTCAGGTGCTACAGCAGCATCAGTAACCCTTCGTGACCGTGCAGGTACCCCACTAAGTACACTTCGAGTAACAGCAAAGAGTGCTGGTGCTTGGGGTAACGGATTAACAGCAGAAGTTACATCTTCTTCTACAACCACCTTTAATCTGATTATTTCAGATGCAAATGTAATCTTAGAACAATATACTGATCTAAGCATGTCCACAACAAACAGCCGCTACGCGGTAGCTTACGTAAACTCAGCCTCATATTACGTAACACTTACTAATCTAACTTCAGGTACAGCAGCCCCAGCTAACATGCCGGAAATTGCTGGAGTCAAAGCGTTTACTTCAGGAGCAGATGGATCAGCACCTACTCGTGGTAACTATCAAACTGCTCTAGCAACTTTTGACGCAATCACTAACCCAATGCTTATGATTAACGCAGACGCATCTTATGCTTTTGCATCAGGTGGTCAAACTGGTGATCGTGCAAATAAAGTTCTTTTAGACAACGACATAACCGCTTATGCAGAAGCTCGCGGAGATGTATTTGCCCTAATTGATCCACCAGCAGGAAGTACAGCCGCAGAAGCTATTACTTACGCAATCGATGGTTGTGGAGCAGTAGACGGCGGAAACGCAGCAATCTATTTCCCATGGGTAGTAATCCCAGACCTACTAAAGTCAGCTCCTGGAGCAACTCGCGTAGTTGGACCAGCAGCAATTGCAGCAGGTAAGTATCTAGAAACAGATGCTGCTCGAGGCGTATTCAAGACCCCAGCGGGCTTTGGTACAAAAATTGGAAGTGCAGTTGCTCTAGAGCGCACCCTAACAAACGCAGAGCTAGATTCACTCAACGTAGCTTCTAAGCCAGTAAACGCTATTCGTAACGTTCCTGGTGCAGGAATTGTAATTATGGGTGGTCGCACACTCAATAACTCAACTGGAGAGCGTTATATCAACGTACGTCGTTCATTGATTTTCTTAAAGAAAGAAATCACTGATCGCAGTAACTTTGCAGTGTTTGAGAATAACAGCGAAGTTCTTTGGACTCAACTCCGTAACACAATAAGCACGTTTCTTCGTGAATATTGGTCACAGGGTGGTCTAAGAGGTACAACCCCAGAGCAAGCATTTTACGTAAGATGCGATGCTTCAAATAACACCGCAACAGATATTCTAAATGGTCGAGTAAACATCGAAATTGGTGTTGCTGTTGAGTACCCTGCAGAATTCATTGTGATCAGCATTGGGCAGATCACCGGAAGCGCTTCGGCGTAGTAAGGAAAAGGATAAATAATCATGGCATCAACAAAAACCGCGTTTACTAACGTGTTAAGTACACTAGCAACCGATCCAGCTCGTAACTTTCGGTTCCTTGTGGACTTCCTACCAATCTCAAATACGCCTGCATACAACTTCGATACTACAATGGGGTTTACTTCAGTATCAGGCCTAACTGTATCTACTGAAGCAATTCAGTATCGTGAGGGTGGTTATAACACCACTGTTCACCAATTACCTGGACAAAGTTCATTTAGTCCAATCACACTTAGCAAAGGCGTATTTATGAAGGACTCTTCACAAATTGCCTGGATGAAGCGTCTGTTTTCAATAACTAGTGCTGGTGCTAAGGGAGGCGTTGGAGCAGATTTCCGATGCAACTTAGATATCCGTGTTCTTAGTCATCCAAACCCTGGCGGAACAGCAGGAAACGAAGCAAACGCAACACTTGCGGCTGCATCGCTTAACTCAATTACGCCACACGTAGCTGTTCGCTTTAAGGTGTACAATGCGTGGATTACAAACCTTTCATACAGCAACCTAGATGCTGGTGGAAATAGCCTAATGGTAGAAGAAATGACCCTTGTTCATGAGGGTTGGGAAGCTACCTATGCTCAGGGCTTAACAACCAATGATTCAGCTAAAGAGCCATCCGCTTAAACTAAGAAAAGGAATACAACATGTCTACAATTATTAACGCCGCAGAAAATCCGGCAATGGCAAACAAACTGTTAGAAGATGTAAACAACCTTGTTAATCAGCCAGTGGTGGGATCTATACCAGAAGTGGTACTCCCATCACTGCCTGAAACAGAGGTTAAACTTCCAGCGGGTCTTATTGATCCGTTTGCAGCAACTATTCATAGAACAGCTGAAGTTAGAGAGCTTACAGGCGCGGATGAAGAAGCAATTGTAAAAATTTCTGACCCAGGCAAAGCTTTACTAGCTATCTTGGAGCGTGCAACAGTTTCCATTGGAAACGAACCAGCTACTAAAGATATGTTAGGAACTTTACTTGCGGGAGACAGAGAAGCTCTGCTGCTAGCAATTAGAAAGGCAACTTTTGGCTCAATGGTAGAGGTATCTACTGTATGTGACAAATGCCCTGAAGTTCAAGTTTTTAAGATTGATCTAGACACAGATGTTGAGACCAAAGAACTAGAAGACCCTCTTAATGACCGTAAATTTACAGTAGAACTTAAAGCCGGCCTTGCAAAAGTAAACCTACCTAACGGAACTGTTCAAACAAAGCTCATTAATGCTACAGAAAAAAACTCTGCGGAATTAGACACTTTGTTGTTAGCTTCTTGCGTAGTTGAAATTGCTGATCAACCGGTCTTAGATTCTAGTCGCATTAGAAATTTGGGTATCAATGATCGTAGAACCTTGCTAGAAGAGATTGCAAAGCGTAATCCTGGACCACAACTAAGCGAAATTAAAAAGGCTTGCAAAAACTGCGGCCAGGAGGTAAGCCTGCCACTAACACTGGCAGAATTGTTTCGTCAATGAAACTACTTATCAAGACGTAATTGATGCCTATGATCTTCTAGCTCAGTACTTTCCGGGTTGGTCGTTACAGGAGTTGAGAAGTCTTACAGTACGAGAACGACTAGTGTTTTTATCTAAAGCAATAACAAGACCTAAGGTGGTGAGATAGCTTGGCAGAGGCAAGAGGAAACTTAGGCACCGGTGGAGATGAAGCTTTCACCGGTCAAAAGAGTGTCGAAAAGTTAACGGAGACCGGTAACAAGGGTCTGCTTAACATGCTCAAAACTGTAATGAGCATAGAAAAAAGTTACGAAAAAATAAAAAAACATGCCGAGGCAACTGCTGAAGCTCAATCTGCCGCTAATGGCAAACCTACCAGCACTATGGGTAGCAGCCTTGCTCAGTTACCTGACCGTGGCGGCGGCGGTATGTCAACCGCTTCAAAAGTTGGCTTAGGAGTAGCAGCTATTGGTGCAGGTGCTATGGGCATTATGCCTAACACTATGACCGCAGTAACACAAAGACTTAGCGCTGAAGGCGTTGCCATGTACAGCTCTGGCCGCATGGGTGCTAGAGGAGTAATTAGTTCTGCAAACTCTATGGTCGGACGCGGAAACGCAACTAGTTCTATGGGTCCAACTATGGCTATGGGGCAGGTCTTGTCTCAAGGTGGTTACGGTGCGCAGTCAGTAAGCACACAGAGAATTATGAGCCAGCTTGGTGGCATGAGTGCCGTCAGTGGTATGAGCAACGAACAAGCAGCGGGGTCTTACGCTAGCCAAAACGGAATGAACATGCTGCGTCTAGGAATTAGACTTCGTGACCGAGACGGAAACCTTAGACCGCCTAACGAAATTATTAATGAGCTGTATTCAAAGATATACCGAGGAAAGACTCCTAAAAATCCTGAGGTAATGTTTAGTCCAAACAGCATTGAGTATCAGACAATTATGAACATTGCTGGTGGAGACGAAGGACTATTTAATTTATACGCCAGTGGACTTATGGCCAGATTTAAAAATAACAAGCCACTTACTGCAAAACAAATGTCAAGTGCTAAAGGCATGCTTGGAACTATGGGCGTTAAGGGTGGAGTTCAAGAAAGTAACTTTAATTTTCAAAGCTCACAAAATCGTCTTTTAGAGGGAACAGAAAAAGGATTAGTTGGTGGGTACCAGGGAGCCCTTGGAGCAGCCTCTGCAGTTAATAATGGGTTTGCTGCTATGGCTGAGACACTACCCGGTGTTGTAAATGGCTTAGCAGCCCTTAAGGGAGTGTTACAGACCCTTCCACAAGCAGGTGGCGCAGGAGCAACAATGTCGGGTGCTGCGGGTGCTATTTCAAATATGCTTATGATGAAAATGGCACTTGGTGGCGGTGGAAAACTTGTTGCCCCCGCTTTAGGTGCAGCAGGTGCAGCAAGCGCAGCCGGAACAGCGGGCGCAGCAGCAGGAGCAGCAGGTACCGCTAGTAAGTTTAGTAAATTTGCTTCAATGGGAAAAGCAGTTCCTATTTTAGGAGCGGCCGTATCCGCATATGGTGGATATCAGACTGCAAAATCTAAAAAAGGATTTGATTTTAAATCTTTGTTGACTAGTGCTGCACTTGGCGGTGGCGGTGGCGCTCTAGTAGGCGGTGTTCCTGGAGCGTTACTAGGTGCATTAATTGGTGGCGGTTCAAACGCAGTAGGTCAACTTATGGGTGGTCAAGGTGGTGGAGAAAGTACTAGCCCGTCTTCAA